AAACGATTGCGTACACAGTTACCAACATTGCTTCGCCTACTGGCCCAACAGGACCTACAGGTGCTAATGGTTTAACTGGCCCGACCGGCCCGACCGGTGCTGACTCTACAGTGGTTGGCCCTACAGGAGCAGGCGGACCGACTGGACCTTCCGTTACTGGACCTACTGGGCCAACGGGTGCTGCTGGTGCAACATTAACTGCAGCTACTCAGACGTTCACAGGTGACGGTACAACGACTGCGTTTACGATCACAACTGGCTACACTGTGGACAACTTGTTTGTGTTCTTGAACGGTGTCTGTATGGCTCCAACGTCGGACTACACAGTATCGGGTACTACGTTAACATTCACATTCACACCGCTTTCTGGACAAGCAATTGTTGTTCGCCAGCTGAAATAATTCTTGAGGTAATCAAATGACAATCGCAGCAATTTTTTCAAAATTTGCAAACAAGGTGAACTCGCTTGGTACAGCGTTCAATGAAACGGTGTTTGCGATTACCGACGGAGCATCTGTAGATATCAACCCAGCAAACGGCACGATTCAAACTTGGTCACTGGGCGCAAGCCGAACACCAACAGCAACGTCCTTTTTGTCAGGGCAGAGCGTAACTTTAATGGTCGCAGGTACGGCCAGCACTATTACTTGGACAACGATGGCGGTAACATGGGTGGGTGGAACTGCACCGACTCTGCCGACCACGGGGTACGGCGTAATCGAATTGTGGAAAGTTAACTCAACAATCTACGGAGCTTCCGTTGGGAATGTAGCCTAATGTTTTTGACCCATGCCTTACGTGCCATCTTTCGCGCTGCTGTTGTCACTGGTGACTCACTGTGGAAATTCGTAACTTTACTGATTAGCGGCACACCCCCCGCAGTCACGTTTATTTCTGATGCCAGCACAAACGGCAACGTATTGACGTTGAACGGCGACACACGTCCTAGCAATTTCAACCCATACACACCGGGTTACTACAGCAACTTTTTTGACGGTACTGGGGATTATGTAAGCGTACCTGACTCAACGGCCTTTACTATGGGCGCTGGTGATTTTACTCTTGAGGCTTGGGTGTACTTAACAACAAGTGGTACGTCAAGAGTGATTATTGGTACGTGTGATGCAGCTGGTACTCAAGCATCAATGTCATACACACTTTCCGTCAATACCTCCAACAACCTTTTATTTGGCGTAGGTTACAATGGAACAATGTATTATTCCACTAATACAGGTACCGTACCAATTAATCAGTGGGTGCATATAGCAGGCGTTAGAAGTGGAGCAAACGTATACGCATATTTAAACGGTGTCCAGTCTACGTCAAACACTAACATGGGTTCTTTAGCAATAACAGACTCATCACAAGTTGTTGGAATTGGGCGTAACGGTGCATATAATGGTGAATACGTAACTGGCTATATTAGTAATGTACGTATTGTCAAAGGCACAGCAGTATACACCGGAGCATTTACAGTACCCACAAGTCCATTACAAGCAACACAAAGTAGTGGTACAAATATTGCCGCAATTACAGGCACCTCAACAAGTTTATTAACTTGTCAAAGTAATCGTTTCATTGATAACAGCCTAAACAACTTTGTCATTACAAAGAACGGTGACACGACTGTCAGTGGTTTTATTCCTTTCACAATTCCTACTATTCTGAACGGAGTCACAACAACATACCTTGGTTCGGGATACTTTGACGGCACTGGTGATTATTTAGGTTTAGCTAGCAATTCTTCATCTTCATTTGGTACAAGTAATTTTACTGTTGAATGCTGGGTTTACATGACTGCTAACAGCAGTTACAGGATGCTATTAGGAAATGGCACATCTTATTTATGTGTTATTGATGGAGTGTTAAATGCTTTTTACACTGGTGTAAGTATTTCTAGTGCTAGTACAGTTCCCTTAAATACTTGGACTCATGTTGCATTTGTTCGTTCTTCGGGAACAATGTATTTTTATATTAATGGGGTTTTATCGGGTTCAGGTGCGTTTGCCGGTACGTGGGGTGCGGTTGGTGTAAGTAATATTGGCTTTTCGGCGGCATATGCTGGCTTGTATTTTTATACAGGAAACATTTCCAATTTTCGTATTGTTAATGGTACAGCTGTCTACACAGCAAACTTCACACCGCCTACAGCACCCTTGACTGCGGTAACAAACACGCAACTGTTGACACTCCAGACAAATCAGCCAGCAGCAAACAAACAGTTCGTTGACAACAGCGGTAACAACTTCCCAATCACGCAAGTTGGTAATGCCACCCAAGGCACATTCAGTCCTTATGGTGCAAACTGGTCAAACTACTTTGATGGTACTGGTGATTACTTACAAACAGCAACTGCTATATTTGGGTTGGGAACTGTATTTACAGTTGAGGCATGGATATACCCAACATCATTGACGAATGGAGCAATTGTGTTCTCTTCAACTGCTAGTGCTGAATTTTCATTAGGCTACAACGTTAACACTAGATTTGGAATCTCGTCTAGAGGAATATCTTGGTTATTAGACTCAACAACATTGCCTACGTTAAATACATGGAATCATGTTGTAGTCGCTAGGGGAGGACTTGGTACAAACCAAACAAGTTTGTACCTCAACGGCACTAGAGTTGCAAATGGTACAGTAAATAACGCATTTACGACACTATCAACGTGGCAAGTGGGTTACGATGCTGGCGGCGGTGGATCCGCATGGCCAGGATATATTTCAAACTTAAGAGTGGTTGCTGGCACTGATGTATACGGGTACACAAATTCTACCATTACCTCTCCTACATCTCCATTGACTGCAATCGCCAACACAAAGTTATTAACCTGCCAAGACAATAGATTTGTAGACGACAGTCCCAATAACTTCACCATCACACGCAACGGTGATGTCAGCGTTCAACGCTTCAGCCCATTCAGTCCTGTTATCCAGACACCTACTACGTACAGCACGTTCTTTGATGGTACTGGTGATAGTTTAACTGTAGCTAGTAATGCAGCTTTTGCGTATGGGACAGGTGCGTTTACTGTAGAGTTTTGGGTATATTCTATAGGCACGGCCGCAGCTCAAGTTTGGGTAATAAATAGTGGTTTAACATTAAATATTCAAAGAAATGGCTCGGGTTTTTACAATGTGTACGATGGCACTGATAGAGTTTCAACGACTTCGGTAGTATCAAATGTTTGGAACCATGTAGCTGTTGTACGTACTGGAACAGGAACAAATCAAACTAATTTATACGTCAATGGAGTCTCTGTTCTTAATTGGACAAGCGCTGTTAACTATGGCGCAGATAATTTTGCGTTAAGCGGTTCTGCTACTTTTCCTTGTACTTGTTACATCAGCAATGTTCGTGTAGTAAAAGGCACAGCCGTATATACAGCCAACTTCACACCCCCAACAACACCCTTAACAGCCATTGCTGGTACATCACTCCTGACCTGCCAATCGGCTACGCATAGAGACAATAGCGCAAACGCACTCACGATCACTCAAGCTGGTGATGCTATCCCACGTCAGTTCAACCCATTTGGTTTTACAAACACGACAACGGGTACAGCTTACACGCCTGCGCTTTACGGCGGTTCAGCATACTTTGATGGTACTGGTGATTATTTGTCTATTCCTGACAGTGATGCATTTGCATATGGCACTGGCAACTTTACAATTGAAAGTTGGATATACCCAACAGCCACAGGAGATAGAAGATTTTATAATCAATATCCCGACTCATCTACTCAAGGGTTTATTCGTTTAAATAATTCCACAAACACAATTGCTGTAAATTTTATTCTGAGCACTTCATCTGTTATTGCGTTTAATTCATCAACTGCAGTATCTTTAAATGTGTGGACTCATTTTGCATTTGTAAGGAACGGCTCTACATTTACCATATATTTAAATGGAGTTAGTTCTGGTACTGGCACATATGCTGGCTCAATGCCTAACTATAATGCACCACTTTTAATCAGTAGTTATGATGGTACAAATGAACATTGGATTGGTTACATAGCCGATCTACGCATCACTAAAGGCACTGCTCTGTACAAAGGCAATTTTGTACCCCCACTCACACCATTGACTGCTACCGCAGGAACCACTTTACTGCTCAACATGGACAAGGGCGCGGTAGTAGACAGTAGCCGATGCGTTGACTTGGAAACCGTTGGCGATGCAAAGGTTCGCTACGAGACACCATACGCTGGGTCTTATTACAGCAACTACTTTGATGGTAGTGGTGATTATTTGACTGTACCAACTAACGCGGCGTTTGGTTACGGTACAGCAGACTTCACCATCGAGTTCTGGATGTATACAAGCAACATAGCTGCTGATCAGACAGTATTTAGTAACCTTAGTTCCGGAAGTAGTGTTAACCCACACTTCTATATTCTTGGCGGCTCAAATGTACTAAAGTATTACACTAACAGCGCAGACAGACTAAGTAGCGCAGCTTTAAGTAGCAACACTTGGTATCATATTGCTCTGACTAGGGCCTCTGGGTCCACAAAGCTGTTCGTAAATGGAGTGCAAGCAGGATCAGCTTACGCCGATGCTAACGATTATGGAGCTTCGGCACCTGCGGGGATTGGTACATATTGGTCAGGCGGTTCCCCTGTAGCGACGCTTACTTTTTCAGGTACTCTTACTAATGTCCGTACTGTCAAAGGCACCGCTGTATACACAGCCAACTTTACACCGCCTACAGCTCCGCTGACGGCGATTAGTGGTACGTCGTTTTTAACGTGTCAATCACGCTTGCTCGTAGACAGCAGTCCCAACGCTTTGACAATTACTCGCACTGGTAATGTAGCAGTTCGTGCGTTCAATCCATTCCAAGCTGCTACTTACAGCAGTATGTTCTTTGATGGTACTGGTGATGCCCTTCTATTCCCTGCGTCTGCTGTTTTCCCATCTGGCGCTGGCTCTGCGTTTACATTTGAGTTCTGGATTTATGCTAACGCTCAATCACAAACCATCTTGCGTCCAAACGGGAATATGTCTGGGCTTGTTGTTGGTACAACAGCAAGTGGGCAAATCGAGATACAGAACAACTTTGCTGCAAGCATCTTGACTACTAGTAGCAATGCCTTAGTGCTTGGTACGTGGAACCATGTTGCGATTACAAGAACGACTGCTAACTTGTACACAATCTACATAAATGGTTTGTCTTCTGGTTCTGTTACTTACACTACGGCCCTTGGCGCAGCACAGATGTATATTGGTTACAACACATACACCGGCTCGTCTATGAACGCCTACTTGGCTGACGTTCGGACAACTATTGGCGCAGTTCGTTACACAGCTGCATTCACACCGCCAACAGCACCACTGCCTACTTCTTAAAGGTACAGCATGACAACGCAAATCATTTCGCCAAACGTAGACGCTACGTTTCTAGCAACGCTGGTAACGTTGGCAGGCAATCAAACGCTGACCAGCAAAACGCTCAAGGGGCCGTTCGAGTTCGTCACAGTATCGCCTTCGGCACCGGCAACTACGCTGCAGTACGACGTGATGACTCAAGGCATCCTGTACTACACAGGCAACGCTACGACAAACTTCACGTGGAATATTCGGGGCAATGCTGGTACAACACTGAATGCTCTGCTGCCAATTGGTCAGTCGGTCACTTGTGTACTGGTCGTTACGAATGGTGCAACACCCTACTACCCCACAGCCTTCACAGTGGATGGGTCAACCATTACGCCCAAGTACCCCGGTGGGTCAGCCATTACAGGCGGCAGTACCAGCGCCTTGGACGTTTACACTCTGACGCTGATTAAGACAGCTTCGGCTACATACACAGCTCTTGTGTCTCAAATCAAATACGCTTAAAGGGTAGGCTATGACTTTGTTAGCCGTCAAAAGTTCGCTTGGCGGATTTACTTCCCCCTACGTCTACACGATCCCAGCGGACACTGTTATCTTCTATAACGGCACATATTCTGCGCCAGTAGATGGCTGGGACTTGTATTCTGACGCTGCCAGCCAGTTTATTGTCGGAACAGCATCACAGGCTGAGGTGGCTACAACAACAGCTGCCAGTGGAAGTTCAACGGCTACAGCAACCAGTCTATCTACAGCTGGAGCGCACACAGGTGCAAGCGTTTCTGTAGCTGGCGGCTATGTTTCTTTATCTTCGGCTCAAAGAAGCGCAGGAGAGCATACGCATGCCATAACCGCTGGCGGCACTACCAGCACTGAGATGAAGCCGATCAGTACAACCATTACAATGCTGCGTACTACAACGGAGCAAAGGTTCTTTCCCGCGAACACCATCCATATCAACGGGACAAATCTGGTCGGCGGCACACAGAAGCTTGCAGCCACATCTAATCGATACATCTCGGGCGGTAGCTCAGTGGTGGACAACGCAGCTGTGAACCACACCATTACGTTAACCGCTGCGACTTACTCTTCTAATTCTCACTTCCACGGTAACCCACCATATACCGACTATGGTTCTACCCAAACCTCGAGCTTACAAACAAGTTATACCGCATCTGCATCGCCCTCTAACCACACCCACGTGGTATCAGCTACTGCTTCGATTTCTGCCCTCAAGGGAAAGCTCCTCAAGCTGTGGATTGCAGCTTCCAGACAACTCCCAAAAAGCGCTACGGTTGTGATGTACTGCGGTAATTTGTCTTTGTTGCCAGCTTATTGGAAGGTCTGCGACGGCACCAATGGCACGATCGACATGCAAGGGTACTTTATTGGGTACGCTACATCGGCTGCTACCGCACACGGTACTGTAACCAGCGAGACTACCACCTACGCTACGACCGGCCCAACTGCCGCTTCTGACCCCTACACCCACGCACACTATTCTCGAAGTGATGTTTACTACACGCAGATATTTAAAAACCACGGGCAGTCAACCGTTACTCACACGCATGCTGTAGAAGGCGGGTCCGTTACCTCAGACGCACTTCCTGCAAGTATCAAACTTGCATTCATCCAATTGGTTACCTAAAGGCACTTACCATGGCTCATACATACCTTACTGTTGACTTTTACAACAACGCAGCCAGCTGCAGAATCAACGGTGTCGACCACGTTTTCTCCTCGGTCAATGCATTTAAGTACGGGGCACAGTTCCCCTACTCCGACACAGTTCGTATCTTTGCTTACGAGCCAGACCGCAGTATCTTCGTCGTGGAGTACGCTGATGGGCAAGTTAAGTCTGGAGCAGACTTGCATGAGATGGTTTGGGTTGCTGAAAATCTCAGCAAGATTGAGCAAGCGGCTATCCTAGACGAGAGTGAAAACCCTGCGTTTCCTGCACCCACGATGGTGGAAGTTCGAAATGCCAAGCTGGCCATGACTGACTGGGTTCTGATTCGCAAGCAAGAAGAAGACTTGTTGGGTTTACCCAACACTATGTCACAAGAGACGTTTGCTGCCGTCCTTGCTTACCGCCAAGCGCTTCGCGACATAACTAGGATGTATTCTGATATAAACACAGTGGTGTGGCCAGTCGACCCACTTTTATAAAGGAAACATATGAAAATTGCCGTATACGCCATTAGCAAAAACGAAGAAGCCTTTGTCAAACGATTCTGTGAATCTGCGAAGGATGCTGACCTCATCTTGATTGCAGACACTGGCTCTACGGACAATACCGCAACGCTTGCACGCAAGTGTGGGGCTACAGTTCACGACATCTCAGTTCGCCCATGGCGATTCGATAAGGCCCGGGACACTGCACTGAACCTGATCCCCGGTGACTATGACGTGTGTATCTCGCTGGACCTCGATGAGATTCTAGAACCCGGCTGGCGTAAAGAGATTGAGCGCGTGTGGAAAGACAACACAACACGTCTGCGTTACAAGTTTGACTGGGGCTGTGGCATCAGTTTCTTCTATGAGAAGATTCATCACCGTACTGGTTATCATTGGCACCATCCAGTTCATGAGTACCCACGTGCAGACAATCGTACACACGAAGTCTATGCGCACACAGACATGCTGCTGGTAAGCCACCACCCAGACCCCACCAAGTCTCGTGGTCAGTACATGCCGCTGCTTGAATTGGCTGTTGCTGAAGACCCACGCTGCCCACGCAACGCGTTCTACTACGCACGTGAGTTGACGTTCTATTCTCGCTGGCACGAAGCCATCGACGCACTGAATAAATACTTGGCCATGCCTGAAGCCACGTGGCAGAACGAGCGCTGCTATGCAATGCGCCTGCTTGCTAAATCACATGATGAGTTGGGTCACACTGAGGAAGCCATGAAGTGGGCACGCCTTGCTGTTGCAGAAGCCCCCGGCACTCGTGAGCCATGGGTCGAATTGTCCATGATGGCATACCGTAGATCACTGTGGGCGGAGTCATATTCTGCCGCTCTATCTGCTCTTGCAATCAAGGACAAAGCACTGGTGTATACGATGGACCCGTCAGTGTGGACCGAGAAGCCATACGACCTTGCAAGTATCGCTGCATGGAACCTTGGACTCAAAGATTCTGCTATTGAATTTTGCAAAAAAGCTTTAGAATTTAACCCAACGGACAGCAGGCTTGTATCTAATCTTGCGTCTATGGTTCCTACCGTGGAGTTGACATGATTGGACGATTGATTGCACTGCTGTTCTTAAGTCGCGAATACGCGCACAGGGCACACTTGCGCACAACAAGTTACGCTCAGCACGTGGCGTTGGGAGAGTTCTATCCCAGCATTGTAGATATTGCTGATTCTTTAACTGAAGCTTATCAAGGTCGTCACGGCATCATCGACGACATTCCCATGCTAGAAGAAACAGACACTGGTGAACCAGCTGATGTGTTGGCCCGCCATTTAGATTCTGTAGAAAAGTTACGCTATACAGCAGTTAACAAAACAGATACTGCGCTTCAAAACATTCTTGACGAAGCCGTTGCTCAATATTTAAGCACGCTGTACAAACTTAGGAATTTGAAGTGAATGGACACCGTAGAAACAAAACTTGCCGTGCATGAAGCTGTCTGCGCTGAACGCTACCGATCTATTGAAGACAAATTAGATCGTAACAAAGACCGTATGAAACATGTTGAATACATGCTCTATGCAGTCATGATTGCTGTGCTATTTGGGCCAGGCGTTGCAGCCAGCTTTATTCAAAAGTTCTTAGGCTTATAGAGACACAAATGACATGCGTTGGTTGCTCCTACCATGGTTGCTGTTACTGGCAGGGGCTACTGCAAACGAGAGATGCGTTGTTACGGATTTTTACGCAGTAAGTTGGATCAGTGAACCAACGCTGCGCCACATGCAGTTGTCTCGGTGGTTGACTACAAATGGTGATGCTTGTAATACTAAACAACTTGCAGGTATTTGGAACAATTTAGCAATGTGGGCAGGTGTTGCGGACAGCGCAGAGTTACGTGGCAAGGTTCTTTACTACTACGCCAGAGCGGCAGAAAGGGAGAAGAAATGACGATTGATACAATCAGAATGTTTCCCATGGTTATGCCTTCTGGATACCCTCAGGAATATGACTTGGTCGAACGCAAAATGCTAAAGCAGCAAGAGATGCAACAAGCAGCGCTAGAGCAAAAGAAAGCCCAGATTGCAATTCAAGACTTGGCCTTTGAGATTTACACAAAGAATGCAGAGCAAGCAAAACTAAGAATTGAGATATTCCAAAACCGCAAACTGGACCTCTATGCTTAAACTGTTTTTATTGTTTCCAGTTATAGCTATGGCAGCAGAGCCAGCACCACCCATCAAGGCTGTAGTGGCCCGTGTGATTGATGGCGACACTGTATCGATAGTAGCCAACTGGGTTCCAGACCCTATGAAAAAAGAAATTGCAGTAAGAGTTTACGGGGTGGACACGCCAGAGAAATCCTTTCGGGCTCAGTGCGCAAAAGAAGCAGAATTAGGTGCTAAGGCTACTGAATTTACAAAGGCACAGATTGCCAAGGCAAAGAAAATTGAAGTTGCTTATTTTAGCTGGGACAAGTATGGTGGCCGTGTTTTGGGTGACATTTTGCTAGACAAACAAAGTCTCAGAATGGCTTTGATCAACAATGGTTTTGCTAGGGAATACTTTGGCGATGCCAAACAATCATGGTGTGAGTGATGCAGAACACAAAAGACAAACTAGTTTATACCGTCACTATATGCGTGACTCTGACCCTGTGTTTCTCCGTGTTAAGCATGGTGGTCAGCTTTATGTTGGGGCTATGGGCCAAGGAAGTGGACAATGCAGAAATCTTCAAAATGATTTCACCAGCATTCAGTACCCTAATTGGCGGAATGATTGGGTTCCTGAGTGGTATCAAACTGAACCAAGACGACACGACAGATAAACCAAAGGAGAGTAAAGATGATGGGATTAGATGCGTTGCTGCAGGTGGGCGGGAAGCTGATCGACAAACTGATACCTGATCCAGAGGCTAAAGCAAAGGCCCAGTTTGAACTGGCCAAGATGGTTCAGGATGGTGAGCTGGCAAAACTGGCTAATGAAACTAAGCTGTTTGAAGTTGAGCAGGAAAACGTTACTCGGCGTGCTGAAGCCGATATGGCCAGTGACTCATGGCTGTCTAAAAACATTCGCCCCATGACTCTCATATTTCTTTTGGCTGCATATTCTGGCTTTGCTATTGCATCCATCTTTGAACTTGAAACCCGTGGTGCTTACGTTGAACTTCTGGGGCAATGGGGTATGTTGGTCATGAGTTTTTATTTTGGCGGACGTACTATGGAAAAAATTGCTGACAGGGTGAAGAAATGAATTTGACTGAACACTTTACACTTGAAGAACTTACACACACAGACCACAGAGAGTTTGACAATATTCCAAATGAAAACGAATTGGAAAACCTCAAACGGCTTGCATCCTTCCTCGAAGAAGTTAAAACTGCACTTGGTGGAAAACCCGTCATGGTCAACTCAGCTTTTAGAAGTAAGCAAGTCAATGATGCTGTGGGTTCTAAAGATACTAGCCAGCATCGTATTGGTTGTGCTGTGGACATCAGGGTTCCTGGATTGACGCCTGATCAAGTCGTTAAAACAATTATTGCTTCTGGTTTACCCTACGATCAAATCATTCGCGAGTTTGACCGATGGACACATCTAAGTATTCCAAACACTCCAGATACCAAGCCTCGCAAGCAAGCTTTAATTATTGATAAAGCTGGTACTAGAATTTATGCTTGATACACACCCAATTTAATGGGAAAATACTCAGGTGTTTTTTAACAATGTAAAGGAGCCAATATGGCAATCGGTTTTGATCAATTTATGGAAGCAACAGGCGCTGAACTAGTCGCTGGCAACATCATCGTAGGCATTATGGCCGCCCGTAAAAAAGTTGGTAGCTTAGACGATGACGGTGTTTTTAACCTGAACGACGATGGCAAAGCCTTGGCAGATGAAATTGAAGCTGGTGGTAAAAAAGCAACAAAGGCTAAAAAAGCTGATGCTGCTGAAGCCGCTCCTGAAGCTTAATTAAAAGGTGGGATCATGCCCGGTTTACGTATTGATAATTTTTCCGGTATCGTACCGAGGACTGGTCCCACTGCGCTTGAGGGAAACCAAGCCCAGATTGCTAATAATGCCAAGCTGACGTCTCTTGAGATTCGTCCTTGGAGAACTCCAACCTTAGAGTACACGCCCAATGGCGGCGCTAGTGTTCAGTCTATATTTAAGTTTAGTGGGCCCTCCGGCTCATCGCCTGTATGGCTTGAGTGGAACTATGACGTAGACGTTGTCCCTGGCCCAGTGGCTGACTTGACCGAATTTCGTTTGTATTTCACAAGTTCAGGGTTTACCCCTAGAAAAACTAACTGGGCGCTCGCTACCAGTTCAGCAACAGCTCCCTATCCAAACAACTATTATGAGATGGGTGTTCCCGTCCCTGCGGGTGCACCAGCAGTAACCAAGGCTGGTACAGGCACTGCGCCTACAGAAGACCGCTCTTACATCTATACATATATCACCACATTCGGTTCTGTGGCAGAAGAGTCTGCCCCTAGCCCAGCAACTATTATCTCAGGGGTCAATACCTCAGGTGACTCTGTAACGATTACAGGTTTTTCTACCCCACCTTCTGGCAACTACAACTTTACACACCGCCGTATCTATCGGTCAGTGATTGGAGCTACGACAGCCTCCTATTTGTTTGTGGCTGAGATTCCAATTGCCACGGCAACTTATGTAGACACTAAAACAGCTGCCCAGCTTGGCGCGGCGCTCCAATCCCTCTACTACACGCCACCTCCAACCACATTGCAAGGTATTGTGTCTATGCCTAACGGCTTGCTGGCTGGGTTTACAGGCAATCAAATCTGGTTCTGTGAGCCGTATCTTCCCCATGCTTGGCCTGCTATATACATGCTGACCACGGACTACCCCATTGTGGGCCTTGGTGTGTTTGGTAATTCTTTGTTTGTGGGAACCACACGCAACCCGTACATGGTAACTGGCACAACACCGTCCAGCATGATGCAAGAGAAGCTGTCGCTTGTGCAACCGTGCGTGGCTAAGAAATCTATTGTCTCTGACCAGTATGGTGTGCTGTACGCAAGCCCTAACGGTTTGGTGTCTATCTCCCCAGGTTCTCAGGAAGTAATGTCTAATGCCTTGTACACCCGTGAGGAATGGCAACTCCTGAACCCGTCGAGCATGATAGGTGCCGTGTACAACAACATGTACTTTGGTTTTTACCAAACAATAGCTGGGGCTCGTAAGTCCATCATCATTCTGCGTGGGGATAACCCTCCACTGGCTACGTTTGATTCCAACGCCAAGGCCAAGTTTGTTGAACCAGTTACTGGCACAGTGTACTTCTTGTCTGCCGCAGATAACAAGATTTATTCATTAGACACCAACACAGCCGCCAACACTGTATTTACATGGCGGTCTAAGAAGTTTATTCACAACCGGCCTACAACTTATGCTGCACTGCAACTACACGCAGATTACGTATACATGGCGGCTAATGCTGGTTCGTACCTTACAGTCAATCTGTATGCTGAAGGCCAAGGGGTGCTGACTATTAATATGACCAGTGATGAGCCTGTACGTATTCCTAACGTGACTCGTTCGTACTACTGGGAAATTGAGGTGGTTGGAAACGTTCCAGTTCGCCGAATTACTGTGGCTACTTCTGTTGATGAGTTGGAGATGGCTTAATGTCTGCTCTGCCAAGACTACCGGGTATACCCTCAATCTCTCCGGTCCAAGACACAACCGTAGCGGCTATCCTTCGCCCAATGAAGGAAAGCATAGAGATTCTTAGCGGGGCTATATCGGGTAATCCCTTACCTAATGGCACAACTATTAGCAGTGGTCTTAACCCTGCCATTTCTCTTACAACGATTACCAACACTTATAACGGGACTACGGATACAACAGTTCCGCCTACTGCCTCAGGGTTAACCATTAGTGCTGGTTTTACTAACATCCTGTTGAGCTGGGACGACCCTAATACCTCAGGCACGTTTCTTAACTATGCTTATACAGAAGTCTGGCGTTCAGTAGATAACGTTTTAGCTAATGCTGTATTGCAAGGTTTTGCCCCAGGCGCGGTCTATTCTGACCCTGTAGGAACCAACAAAAGTTTCTATTACTGGATTCGATTTGTATCTCAAGCAGACATTGCTGGCCCCTATAACAGCTCTGTAGGTACGCTTGGTGGTACCGGCCTTGTAGGCGGTGTGGACCTTGGCCCTTTGATTGTTGATGCTACTAAGCTGGCAGCTGATGCGGTTGAGTCCGGCAAAATCAAAGACGCTGCAATTACGACAACTAAGATTGCTAACCTTGCCGTGGGTAATGCGGCTATTGCCAACTTGGCTGTCAGTAATGCGAAGATTGCCAACCTTGCCGTTGATGATGCAAAAATCTCTGATTTATCAGTAAACAAGCTCACTGCTGGCTCTGTATCCGTAGGGCAGTACATTCAGTCAACTGGCTTTTCCTCTGGCACAAATGGCTGGAAAATTGATGGTAATGGCTCTGCCGAGTTTGGTTCAGCTTCTATTCGTGGGCAAATTACTGCGGCTCAGATTGACTCTCGTGGGCTGTCTATTAAGAACAGTTCTGGCACGGTTATCTTTGCAGCAGGTACAAACCTTGAGGCTCAGTTCATTAACCCAGCAGCTGGCTGGTTAAATTCAGCACTTGTACCCAGCATAACGACAGCTCAAAGCACGGCTGACACAGCAAACTCAAATGCTAGTACAGCACTCTCTACAGCAAATACGGCTAACACAAACGCTTCTACTGCACTTAGTAGCGTAGCTGGTAAGTTGTCCAAAGCAGGCGACACGATTACTGGGCGAATTACATTCTCCGTAGCTGATGGCATGTTTGCTGGCACCAACACCAGCAATGGTGTGTATTTTGGTAACTCAGGCATTATTGGGCGTAAAGGCGGAGTCAATACTTTCTATATAGATACTGCTGGTACTGCAGTGTTTGGTGGTGAATTGACAGCTGCCACGGGTAATTTTGTTGGTTCTATGGCTGTTGGGTCTAGCCCTACATTAGTATCTGGGCCAACCATGACGGGTTCTGGTGCCAATATTTACAGTACTGGTAACTTTGTTCTTGGTAACGCCACTACCAATATTTCGTTTAATGGCACAACAATGAAACTTAACGGTGACATTGTTAATACAAACAGTATTCCATTAGGTGCTATTTCTACTACAGTTAGTGCAAGAGGCGCACTTAATAAAGTTTTTGGCATTAGTGATTCGGCCAGCATAACAACAGCAACTACTACTTATCCAGTTGGTACAGTCCTTAACTGTTTTTTTCTTGCCACTAAAGTAGAGTTTGGCGCGGGGGACCTTAATATATACTTAAACCTTCTTAATTCTTCCGGTGTATTAGTAGATACTTTTCTTGGAGAAGCAGGTAACGAAGCTGTACAAACTATGGGCCCTGGCGGCGACAAAGTAACATCGACGTTTGTGGGAACTTATGTTATACCCGCAGATGGGGGCTACAAAGTCCAGGCTTATATGTGGAACGGGTATGGCAACTCTTGGACTTGCCAGCACGCAGACTTAATTGTATTTGCAAGCAAACGATGATTTACTACGCTTATTACACCAACACAGGTCAGTACGTCCAAGCAGGGACTGCTGTGTCAGAAGTCTCAGAATACGACATTCCCGAGGGCTGTTCTGTTTATTATGGGGAAGTTGATGCAGGCTCTCAGTATCATAATCTGACCACAGGGCATCCTGCCAATAAAGGCACGCCCCCCGCAGCCGGACACATGTTTGACTACGCTACCAAAACGTGGGTGCCAAATACAAGCTATCTTGACTCTAAAGCGCGGTACGAAAGAGGCCAGTTACTCCAAGACAGCGACTGGACTCAAATTCCAAATGGCCCATTAACTACAGCCCAGCAGACCGCATGGGCTACATACCGACAAGCACTGCGAGATATTCCTGCTCAGTCAGGGTATCCAGTAAATATTACGTGGCCCACTGCACCTGCATAAAATTTACCTTTTTTGAATAAACAATGTAAGATACAGTCCCATGAGTAACCATACACTTCAGCCGTTAGCCGCATGGATAACTGAGTCCGTAGAAGACCCAGAAGTATTAGAGTTTTTGACGATGGTGTATCACGCTATTGAAACTTGGGATGACATTGTTGACAAAGACAATCAGGTGACTGTGGATGATATGCACGATGTGTTTACTCAACTGCTTATAAAGTTACCAGCCAACGAATTTTATAGAGCCAACTACGCTGCACTGGCGGGTATGTTGATTGTGGTGATTACTGCTTGGCATACGTCAAATGAGATTGATGGGTCTGCAGAAGGCAAAGCGCACGGCTACACGTTGCGCAAAGAGTTTATTAACTTGGTCGTGCTGTGTGTTGCCATGACTGGCAGTGTTGCAGATGCACGCAAAGCGTCGTTGTTGGGGTGGACATGCTCTGCTGCCAATGATTCCTTTGACGAATTTATAAGGGGCGAATAATGGGATGGCTTGGCGGAGGTACAGCACCTGCACCTGATCCTGCGATTGGGCAGGCTCAAAAACAATTAGCGGACTTGTCTACTGAACAGTGGAACACGTTCAAGACCGATATTTACCCAACGCTTCTTAAACAACAAGAGAAAGCGGATAAACGGGCTGATGAGATATGGGCTCAAGATAAAGAAATTAGTTCATTCAATCTTGATCAGGCTAAGAAGTCTACTGAACGATATGAAAAAACGGCTATTCCTGCAATGGAAAAACTCAAAGCAGATGCCGACCTTTACAACACTGCTGGCTACCAAGAACAGATGGCTGGCCAAGCTGTTGGTGATATTGCCGCAGCAGAAGAAGTAGCTCGTCAAACTGGAATTCAACGTGACCGTTCATACGGTATTGATCCAACATCAGGTCGCTCTGGTTTGGGTTTTAACGCAAACAACGTAACTGCCGCTCTTGCCAAAGCACAGGCTGGTACACAGACACGCGAAGCCGCTAAAGCTCTTGGTTTACAAAAACAAGCCAACGTGTACAGCATGGCCGCAGGACTACCAATGCAATCACTACAGCAGTCTGGGGCCGCAGTTAATGCAGGTGGTGCTGGCCTTGCCGCTGGTGAATCTGGTATGAACGCTACGATGAAAGCCAGTGGTGCATCTAATGCTGCCGCTGGAACCGCTATGCAGGGGTGGGGCCAAGTGGGTATTAGTCGTTATAACTCTGAGTCTGCTAACAACCCATGGAATATGGTGCTTGGTGCAGCTGCTGGTGTTGGTACTAAATTCGCTTTAGGTAAGATTTAAGAGGCAAATTATGGCAAGTTCATTTGCACAAGGGTTTCAGATGGGTGGAAGTATGTACGACTCTGCGGAGCGTATGAAACTTGCCAAAGAACAACAAGAGTGGGCACGGGAAGACGCAGCAGCTAAACGTGCGGAGCGCCAACTTGCAGAAGATATTCGTACTGCTGGAGCGGAAACTCTTGGTATGGAAGGTAAGCCTTTAGAATATTTAGGCGGTACCGGTATTGACAGAGGTCCACAACCTGCGGATGCTCAAACTGCTTTGCGCCCTGACATTGCCACAGCACCTCCCAAAATGTATTTGGCAGACCAAGCACAGCAAGATTACCTTAGACGTCTCCGTGGTCTTGATGTTGGTAAAGCACAGCAGTATGAAAAAAGTGTTTTGGAACTCGGTGAGTTACAGCGCGGTAAACGCTACGCTGATAAGCAAGAACTTGCGTTGGGTTTCAACAACCAAGTCATTAAAGACTTGACAGACGCACAGGGTGATGCTGCGGCAGTAATTGAGAAAACGTTTATACCTTTATACAACGACGACAAGTTGCCCGGCTTTAAAGACGGCGGCAAAGCCAAGCTGGTTCCCAGTGCTCTAGGCGGGGACAAGAGTATTGTTATTACTTATAAAGACGGTAAACAAGAAACGTTACCTGCTGACCTGAAGACACTGCAGCAACTGAGCGGGTATACGCAAAAGCAGATGATGGAATCTTCAACACCAGAGAACTACTGGAAAAGTAAAGCACAAGCTACTGCCGACAAGAGCGCTGAATCGCAAGCAATATCAGCTGGTGCTGCTGCGCAAAATGCCGCTACAAGCACTAAACAACTGGATGCGCAAATTAAAGCTGGTTTGTTTGAAGCCCAAGCTGGTCAAGCCCGTGCGACTGCTAACCAAGCCAATGCTCACGCTGCTGTGTACAAAAATATGGTTGACTTGGCCAAGACAAATAAAGAAGCCGGTCTTGCAGTTAAAGATGCCTTAGCCAAGTACGAGGCATTAACCGATGCTGAAAAAGCGGGTGAAAAGGGTCAAGCTATTTTGGTTGAAGGTGCTTTGGCTGCTGCTAAGAAAACAGGTGACGTTACTGGCATTATGAATGTCTTGAAGAAACCTGATCGTGCAACTGTGTCTGCTGAGATGGAAAAGGCTGCGTATGCGTTGTACAACGAAGCTATAGCTAGTAATGACGAGGCTCGGGTTAAAGCTGTTAAAAAAGCATACCCACAGATATTTGGAGAATCCGCCTTGACCAAAGCTATAAAGGGCACTCCAGACAAATCGGCTGAACCCGTTGTGGAAGGCCGTCCTCTCTACAATAAAACAAATGCCGAGTTATTAAAAATGACCAAGCGTGCAATTGGGACAAGTACTTCTGATGCACGGGATGCCCAAGCTGAGCTAGATGCTCGCAAAGGTGAGTCTCGTATGAAAGCCTTTTAAGGTAGTACAGCATGGCAACACTTGAACAGCTTCGGGCGTATTTTCCCACTGCTGAGTCTGACTCAGATGCCATCAAAATGGCGGCTAAGCGCTTTGGCATTGATCCAGTTGAGATTGCTGAAGAAGTTGGGTTTAAAATTAATAAACCTGGATTTATATCTGATATTAAACGCGGCACTGGGCAAACTATTGGTGCAATTGGTTCCACTGCTCGTGACTTTGGTTTGCCTAATGTTGGTAAAGCAATAGAAGGCTACGGTGAAGATGTTGCGTATCGCAATCCATCGCAGATTAACACTGTTGGCGAAGCCATCCGCAATCCGTTTACTACCGCTCGTGAAGCACTAGGTGAGATTGCACCTCAAATTGGTACCTCTATTGGTGCTGGTATGGCAGG